ACTAACGCTCGCCCCACCTGCTCCTACTGTAATGCTGTAAGTCCCTATACTTATATTAGCATTTTGAATATATACAACAGCACCACCTCCTCCTCCACCACCTAATGTTCCCCCTCCACTACCACCGCCACCAACGACTAAAATATCACAAACGGTATCTTCTGAAAATGTAATAGTATTTGTAGCAGTTGTATTTGTAAATGAAAAATAGTAATCATCGTTAGAAATATATGTAGGAGTTTGATTTATATTATTTACTTTTATAATTACTTCTGTAACACCAGAAACGGTGTAGTTACTAATGTAATCAGATATATTAAGATTATTTGCTGAAAGTGTTCCAACAACATTTAAAGGACCGTCGTATACATTATTAGTAATACATCTATTACTAGTTACACCGGAATATGTGATTATATTGCTGGTAACTGAAATGTTTGTATATAAATTAGATCCTGCAACAAGTTGTTCTATGTTAAATGTAGTCAAAGAGAAAGGATAAAGTCTTACATCACCTAGATAATATGATGATGTATCATATATTGAGCGCCCTATAATAAATGTAAGATTATCACGATATGCATTATAAAATAAATTATTATATGAATTTGTAAATGTATTATTTGCAACAAGTGCTTGATTTACAAATATATTGAGTGTAAATGAATTTACTGTTCTAGTGAATACAAAATCAAGAATATACCAAATACCACTATTTAAAATAGTAGATACTACTGAATTTCCTATCTTGAAATATAGATATCCATTATCTACATATATACGTAACAAATAACCAAAGTTATTAAATATTGCCATAACTTCTGATGTTAACATCATATTTGCAGACTTAAATGTAAAATGAATGCTAAGATTATTGTTATGTATATAGTTTAGAAATTGTTGTAACATATAATTATCAGAATTTATTAAATATTGTTTGTTATTATTCCAGAAATAAGAATTCTTATAAATATATGAATTTATAACATTTATTGCTGAAGAACCATAAAATTCGAGTTCATCAAAATTAATATTACCACCTGGTGGATTTAGACCTATTTTTTTTACTACAAATGCAAATGTAGTATATTTGCAGTTTATATTATTTGCATTAGGTGATTGATGTATGTAAGATGTATATGATGCATTTGTTACATCTATTAAAGATGTCCAATTAGTACCATCATTTGTACCGTATACTCTGTAATCATATGGTCGTCTAACAGTTTCACCTGCACGTTGATATACTTTAATATATGATAAGTATATACCTCCTGGTATAGTTAATTTAACCCATTCACCATAATAATCAGATGATATATATTTAGGTGGATTTGCTATATAATTACCATTTGTATCATACAAATTAAAATCACAATGACCTCCCGCCCCAGAAGAATTCACACCATCAAACCAATGTGAAGGTCTCCAATATGTATAATCACTACTCCATGATATCAAATAGGTACCATTGCCATAACTTTGACCAGATACAATTTTAGAAGTAGTATTATCATCGCCATTTGTACCTGCTAATGCTATAGGTGGATATTTATTAATAATATTACTAGTATAATTTGTATTTTCAAAATTTTGAATTATCTCATTTTTGCTGTATCCAAATAGCTTCCATTCGCTAATAGCAACAACCTTTCCATATTCAACATCATTACCAATAACAACATTAATACAAATACGGTAATAGGAATATTTAACAGTATTATTATTTAGATTAAATTCTTTAGCAACACCACTATATCCCCATCCAGAAATATTTGTATATGTATTTATCAAATTCCACTTAGTGCCATCGTTTGAACCTAATATAATAAAATTTTTGGGACTTCTGCTTTCAATTCCTGCTATTGTATTATGTCTTTGAGATACTAGAGAAAACGATGATAATACGATAGAATTTGGTAACTGTATTTGTAACCATTCTCCTGAATATGTGAAAGAACCATTATAAACTGTTGAAACACTTCCGGTATATAAACCCGTAGTTCCATCATATGATGGAGAAGAAGATTCCCAATATTCTTCAGTAGCAGGAGATTGTTTATTAAATGCAAATTTTGCAGAATGAGTATCATCATATGATGAAGATGAACTTACTACATATGTTCCATTACCATATCCATATGACGACAATGTTATTGAACTATTTGTTTTTGTACCTGTAGCACTATCAATACTTAGGGGCGGATATTCTACAGAAAACTGGTTTTTAAGGTTATATATAGCTTTTATTTCATCTTCATTTAATGCCTTATTATATATTCTGTAATCATCGTAAAATGCAGGTGGTGACATAGTTGCACCAGGCTGATTAGCCATAATTCTTAATTCTGATTGATTTCCAAAATTAATGGAAGATGATGAAACTGTTGTTGTTGATAGCTTTTCGACACCATTAACAAAAAATTTCAAGAATCCATTTGCTCCTGTTTTACCACTAAATGCAAAATGATATATTTTATCATAAGTTGTACCATCTCTTGTTATTCCCAATGTAGAATATACAATATTAGAAAAATCATATACTGTATTCATGAATTGTAAAAATATATGATTTTCTACATTTCCAACATAAGATGTATGAAGTATTTTGATATATTCGCTACCATATTGAGACCAAAAAGGTACAGTATATCCATTATTACCATATGATACATTTAAATCTGTTATTTTAAGCCAATAGCAAATAGTCATTTCATTTGAAAATTGAGTTGTAAGTGTGGAAGGATTAAAATTAACTACAGTTGGCGATGAACTCTCTGCTTGAACTTCTAAACAATTTGTCCCATTTTTTGCATTTAATGTATTCAATACTCTACTAGTTGTTTTACTATACACTAAATCATATACGGAACCATATGTACTAGAATTTGTATATATATCATTATTAAAATTATACCAAACTATGAGGTTATTATAGGTGGTATTATAGATAGAATTAATTTCAAGTGCAGATAATTCTCTATTATACATTCTGACATCATCAATTCTCGACCCATTTGATAAAGTCCAAGCAGAAGTATTAAAATCGTATCCTAAATATAAAGAATTATTACCTGCAGTATAAGCGATTGTACTATATGTACTGTGATATGTACCATTTACATAAAGTAATGATGTAGAACCTTTGTATATCCAAGTTATATGCACCCATTTATCTACAATATTTACACTAGTAGAATATTTATTAGTAGTGCTACCACTACTTGTCCATAATTCAAAATTATTATTGGTATATATTATAGCCCACCCTGAAGTATTATTTACTCTTGCAGATGCTATTCCTTGCCATTGAAGACCACCTGATGCTTTATAAACCCAACAAGAAAATGTAAATAAACTTGGGTTGAAATAATTAGTAGATGGAGATGTTTTAACTAAATAGCTAGTTCCAGTAAACTCAATAGAACCGTTACCAGACATATATGCATTACTGTTAAATGTACAACTATTATTAGTCAAAGTATTATTGTTACCAGAACTATCAAATAACATATCAGTATAATTATTATCAAATTTATACCATACCATTAAATCTTTATTGGTAACATTAAAAATATTACTTATTTCATCTTGTGATAATATCTTATTATAAATTCTTACATCGTCTAATTTGTTACCATTTGCCATATAATAATTTGGTGTACCTAATTGCGTTCCAATAGATAATGATTGTGAAATTGGGGTATAAGTACAATTAATAGTAGATTTTAAAACACCATTTACATAAGCATAATGCGTAGAAGTTGCACTATTTAGAGTTAAAGCAAAATGAAACCAAGAATTGTATGATGGGTTACTTGTTGTATTAAATTGAAATATAGTATTTTGAGTGTTTGAAATGAAATATTTTAGTTCATTTGTGTTTGATACTTGAATAAACCATCCAGTTGAACCAGATTGTGTAGTAATAATTTGCGACCATCCATTTCCGGTTATATATGCCCAAAAACAGATAGTTACTTGTGATGGGCAATATACAAGGGAAGACTGTGTCAAATAACTTGTACCATTAAATACAACTGAACCGTTACCTGTTCTATAAGAAGTATTATTAAAAACACAATTTGTATTTACTAAATTATTACCATTACCGGAACTATCTAGAAGCATATCAATAGAATTATCATCAAATTTATACCAACATAATAGATTTGCGGGGTCAGTATAATTAGTTTCAATGACTTTATCATAACCATATAAATAACTTATTTCTGCATCACTAAGTACTCTATTATATATTCTAAAATCATCAATATTAAAACTTTGAGACCCGCTAAAGTTCAAAGTATTCAAAGAACTATTTTTATAATAATTACCAGTATATTTGCTAATCTTTACACCATTTAGATATATGCTTATAATTTGATTAGATGCAGATAAAAATTCTACAGAAAAACATATGTGTTTCCATTTATCATCTGCTACATTATCAATCATAAAATTAGTACCATTACCAAGAGAATTAAGTGTTTGTATAAATAATTTTGATGTCTGATAAATAAACATAGAAATACCACCATATGGAGCAACATTATTATAGCTTGCATTTATAATGCTGATAAATGATGTAGGGGAACTAGCGGCTGCAATTTTTAACCAAAATGCATATGTAAAGGAATTATTTGGAGAATAGAAACCTGGTATACTTGTTGCAATAACAGAATTATTATTTGCTATATTTATACTTCCAGAGCCTCTTTTATATATTGCATTATCAAATGTTGCACCAGAATTTACTAATGTTATATTAAATGGCGAACTATCTAATAACATAGTAGATGTATCATTATCAAATTTATACCAAACATTCAAATCTTTAGTATCATTTTCGAAAGACGAATTGATATTTAGAGTAAGGTTTATATTATTGTTTATAAAATCGCTGACATCATTAACAATCAAAGAATTAGCAGGATTTTCATTAAATTGATACCATACACTAGGTAATACATATATATTTGAATTAATTGTTGCAAATGATACATTGGGTTTTAATGTATTAATATTATCAAGATTTCGTAACACATTAAGACTATACATAAAATTATTGTTATTGAAATATAAATTATTTACCTCGTCAATATCAGTAGTTGTTAGATTATTAATGATTTGATTTGTTAAATTGGATGTAAAATCAATACTTGTTAAAACTAAATTTGAGCTATTATCGACAAAATCTTTAATATCTTTTAGACGAACATTTAATATATTATTGATAGTATCACTTAAGATATTAGAGGTATCTTTAAATTTTTCTGTCAATAAATTCGATGTATTTAGAAGTTCCGCTGAGGTATTTGCAACACTTACATTGATAAAATTATCTAAATAACTTCTTAATAGATTAGAAGTTTCAATAATGCTATTTTCTGAATCTACGGCCATATCAAGAAGTTTATAGTTTGTTTCAACAATAGCAACTTCTAATACATCATTCATTAATTCTTTGAATACATTTGAAGTTTCTAATATTATATTGTAAACTTGATTTGATGTATCTATTAATAAATTGCTTGTAGATGCTATTTTAACAGTGATAATATCATTAAGTTTCTCACTTAATACATTAGATGTATCCAGAGTTTTGCTTAAAATATCATTATAAGAGTTATTCATGTAATTTGAAGAATCAATATTTGAAGAAAGTAAAATGATACCAGTTCTTTCTGAAGTATACCATAAATTACATCCTTCTACTAACATACTAGTATCGCGATCTGAAAGATTAACATTATACATTTCTGATGCATCTCCAATAAATTGTGTACTTCTAAAAGAGCCTATTATATCTAATTTTTCTTGGGGCGTATCTGTATTTATACCCACATTTCCACCATTTATAATTTTCAATGCAACGGTAGTTTCATCTGTTACCTCGAGAATATCAAAAATACCATTTTGACGTAATTTTAGCGCAGGTTCACCATTATCATCATTTCCTGTTGTTTCTATAACCAAATTACTTGTAATATATAACATAGTGTCAAATGATGTAACATTTCCTACAACTTGAAGATCGCTAACATATAAATTGGATGATACGGCTATGTTATCATCATATACATCATTAATAATAAATTTGTTACTTGTTCCATCGTGAATATAATCAAGTGATTTAGTTGCTAATCTATCATCAAAATGTTGATCTTTGTAATATACATTAGCATTTTCGAGAATATCATCTGTTGTTAAATTTGTTATAGTTCTGCTTATCAAATTACTGCTATTATCAAATGTTGAATAAATAAAATTAGATATATTATCAAACTGGTTGATAACAAAATTTGATGTATCAAGAATTAAATTTGAAGAATTAATATTAGATGATTGTATTATATTACCTGCACGTTCCCAAGTAAAGTAAAGATTACTAGATGATTCAGGAAGATAGGATGTATCAATAGATGATAAATTAACATTATTTATCTTACTAGCATCGCCTTTAAAAACAGTAGATTGTAGAGTATCATCCAAATCAACATTATATACTGGTGTCTTATTTATACCCAAAGAACCTGTAGTATTTGAAGTATATAACGATATTCCTTTATTATTATTATTTAGAACAGATAATATCTCAGAGTTTGAAGTATTAAGTTGTTTAATAGATAGAGCCACATCTTGTTCTGAATGTGTATCTATTACCATATTTTCAGTTTGATATGTATATGTGTTTAAAGATGCGATACTTCCCGTCACAGCCATATTAGATGTATATATATCACCAGTAATATTCAAATCTCTCGAATATATATCATTTGTAATAAATCTATTACTTGCGCCGTCATAAAAATCGTCTAATGTTTTTATAGAAAATCTTTCATCAAATCTTTGGTCTGTATAATATAAATTATTTGTTTCTAATAATGTATCTGTTGATAATGCGGAAACAACATCATTAATAGCAAAATATACATCATCTAATCTTTGACTTATTAAGTTAGAAGTGTCATTTAGTCTTGCCGAAATTACATTTGTATCTTGTTCAAATCTTTCCGATATAATATTTGAATATATATTATGTCTATCGGATATCAAATTTGATGTTTCATCTAATCTTAATGAAATAACATTTGAAGTTTCTGTAATTACAGGAGAAATGAGATTAGAACATACATCAATAAAATTAGATGGTCCTATATTTGAACTTGTTACAATTTCAGAAACTCTATGATGCGTAAAATATAAATTAGAACCTTCAATTAATAAAGATGTAGTTCTATCATTCAAACCTACATTTTGCATTTGCGAGGCATCTCCTTGTAAATTGACCGAGTTCATTACACCATTAACATCTAGTTCATATTCGGGTGATGCTGTAAATATACCAGTATAAGAATTACTAGATATAGTTGTTGATATGTTGCTGACACTTATTACATTTAATACATCATAAAAATTATTATTTTGACTTATATTAAGAGCAATTTCATTAGAATTAGTTGATATTTCCATTTTTTTCATTTGGTATACGTCGGTATTAATGATTGTTGTGCTACCAAAAATATGCAAATTGCTATTTATTACTAATTGTTGTATTATATTAAGATCACCATCATATTGATCATTTAATATAAAGCGGTTACTCGTTCCATCTGCAATAAAATCTATATTATTTCTCTGTAAAAACCAATTTTCCCATCTTTCAGCAGTATAATATAAATTACTTCCTTCTGCAAAAATAGATGTATTAGCTAAGCCTAATGGTAAACTTTTAATTAAATTACAATTCTCATCATAATAATTTAATTTCATACCATCATCATCTGATACTAAAACTGTATAATTTGATGTAAATATTACATTGCTATTAGTCTTATCGGCAAGTAATGTAATATTTTTGGGCACTAGTGCAACTGCATTATTACTATTAGTAGGATCATCTGTATTTGTACTTGAAACAATCATAGAACCTGTAGAAGGATCTGATGATAATGAAATACCCCCTAAATTAATTGTATTTCCAGATAAATAAAGATCTTTCCATAAAAAATTTGAAGATCCTAAACTAAAAACTTCATTTGAAGATGGTATTATATCGCCTGTAACATATAATCTATTGTTCAAAGTTATATTTTTGTCTGTAAATGTAGCCGTTCTTATAACATTTTCATCTTCATACATGTCAAAAAAAATTGATTTTTCTATCTGAGATGTATCATAAGTATATTTTAGATAATTGCTACTATTATAATTGATATCATTACAATTGTTTGGTGTAAGAACAATATTTGCATCATCCAGTGTTGAAACAAATGCTGCAACAGATGCTATATTAGATGATTGTACTTTAAATTTTGTTTTTTCATTCACTATAGACATATTGTCCTAATAAAATATAGTATAATAAATTATATAAAAATAACTCTTCTTAACCTTAAGTTATATTATTCATTGATTTAAGAATTATTGATGAATTTCCATAAACTTAATGCTAATAAAGCACCAAAACTTTGTGCTAATACATAAGCGAGGAATTTGGTAAAATCTATATCACCTTTCATTAACATTAAGAAACTTACGGTAGAATTAAAGTGACCTCCTGAGATTTTGCCAAACATATAAATGGCGGCTAGTAAACCTATAGCTATTGGAATAGGATCAGATGCATTTAAAATGCATGTAAAAAATACAAATGTACCTATACATTCTGCAATTAATAAATTCAACATATTGTCTTTATATATTTGAAATATTTTAAATTTACAAAGATGATAAAATGAGTACATAATTTATTTTTTCTATGAATTCTAGAAAGTTTTTATAATTTTAGAGTTTAACAGAATTATGTACTCAAAATATATTATAGATTATTCAGAAGTATAATTAAATATATTACATTTCAGATTGTCTTTTGCTATCTGTCGTTCCCTTAGAAGGTCTTTTTCATCATCAAAAATATGATAAATAAGATTATCAGAATGCCCTCTTATTTTATCAATTTTATTTTGAAAACTAGTATTTATTGCATTATCGGTTTCATTTAATTTATTAACAAAATTTTTTGTTGTATCAATTACAAGTTTATCGTAAATATTTCTATCAAGCATAGTACTCCATTTATTTTGTCCTTTGTGAACTTGAGAATAAGGAGACCTTAAATTAGTTTTCTTAATGCATTTATTTTCAGGAATATGAAAAAGTTTGTCATAATAAATATTCAAAATATCTAAATGATTATATTTATCACGAAGATCAAAATATTTATCAATAAGTTCCTTAATTTCATCTATGGATATATGTGAAGATATAAATTGTGTATGTTTTTTCTTATCAAATTCAAATTGAATGACATTTATATAATTATTATTTGTAATATTATTTGTGGTATTGAAAGAATTTATATTTTGGGTAGTATAATGATTATTATTTACTGTAGATGCGTTATTGATATTATTTGGATTACATTTACAAGTGAGCATATGTCTATATTTATTTTGTCTTAATTGAAAAACTTTACACCTTTTTACATTTCAAACGCCGATTTTATATAAACAATAATACTTTATATAAAATTAAAATATTATGGAATATTTAGGAATATTAACTAAAAATAGTTAATTTTGATTAATATAATAAAAAAATGATTTAAAAATAAAATATTATTATATGTTATAATAACTAAAAATGGTTAAATATTGTTGCGAAAAGTGTGGAAAAGATTTTTTCCAAAAGGGACATTATACCAAACACATAAATAAAAAAAACCCTTGTGTAATTGAAAGTAAGGTTAAAGAAATTATTGAAAAAGTGGTTTCCGAAAAGATTAATGAAATAAAATGTAATGAAAATATAAACATTGTGCCTGAAATAAAAGAAGATGAAAAAATTAAATTTATAGATTTATTTTGCGGAATAGGAAGTTTTCATTATTCATTCAAAAAATTAAATTGGGAATGTGTAATGTCGTGTGATATTGATAAGGCAGTAAAAGAAACATATAAAGAAAATTATGGTTTATTGCCTATTGGCGATATTACTGAAATAGAACCAAAAAATATCCCTAATTATGATATATTATGTGCTGGATTTCCTTGCCAACCATTTAGTCAATGCGGACAACATAAAGGGTTTGATGATAAAAGAGGAACATTATTCTTTAACATAATGAAATTTGTAGAATATCATAAACCAAAAATTATTATTCTTGAAAATGTGCAGGGATTATTAAATCACGATGGAGGTAAAACTTTTGATAGAATAAAAAATGATATTGAAACAGCAAACTATACGATTACATATAAAGTTATAAAGTGTAGTGATTATGGATTACCTCAAATGAGAAAACGCTTAATTATTATAGGAATTAGAAATAATACTGAAATTGTTAAACATATTGATAAAATACTTGATTTTGATGAATATAAAAAAGAAACAACATTAACTGAACTTCTGGGTAAAAATTTTGAAAAAAAAACAGCTTATACTATTAGATGTGGAGGTAAAAATTCTCCTATTGATGATAAACATAATTGGGATGGATATATTGTTGATGGAAAAGAATACAGATTAACAAAAGAGGATTGCTTAAAAATACAAGGGTTTAATTCAGATTTTAAATTATGCGGAAATAATAAAGACCAATGGAAACAATTAGGAAATACAATTCCAACTATATTTACTGAAATAATTGGATTAAATATAAATAAATATCTATAATTGCTGTAATTCATCAATCAAATTTTCAAAATTTAATTTAAACAATCTATCGTCTTTCTTTTTGGGAAGACAAGTAATTATTTTTCTTTTTGTATCTTCTCTAAATCTTTGGGTTGGTGGGTAATCGTCTGATATGGTTAATAATATATATAGAGTTGGTGCAAATGTATAACTCCAATCATCTTGCGTCCATCTTTCACGACAAGTAGTTTTACAACTAACAACTTTATAATCTGTTATTGATTTGCCTACTTCAATATTTTCTCCAACTACAAAATCTATGATATGATAACATTTTCCTTTTTTTTCATTAAATCCAACAATTATTCCTGATTTATTAATAGTAACTTGTTTTTTATAAGATATATTATTTTTATCTAATACTCCAACTAAAATGTCATTTTCAAGAAAATCTCCGTTTCCTTGAATTTTACTTTGATGTATTGATATTGATTTATTGTATAATTGTAATAATTCGTCATCACTTAATAATGGTGCTATTTGTTTTAGTTCTTGAATTATTTTTAAATTTTTAGAAATTTTATTCTCTTCTATTCTTGATAATACATATTGATTATCAAATGTAATTGTAGGTTTAGTTTCCATTTAGTATAATATTATAATACTTATTTGTTTAAGTATTATAATTCAATTTTTTTTATAAATCAATTTTATAAAAAAATAACCAAATATATTATGACTATTCATAAGAGCGAAGATTATAAATTAATAGCGGTTCAATATTATTTAGTGGAAGATAAAACACAAGAAGAAGTTTGTAAAATATTCAAATGCACTCCAATAAGTTTAATGTATTGGGTTGAAAGATATAAAAATGAAGGGAATGTTAATATTCATTATATAAAACCAGTTGCTTACAAAGTTAAAAAATAATATGTTAAGCTTTTAGTTGATGAAATAAATAAAAATAAAACCATTACTTTACGCGAGTTAAACCAAAAACTTAAAGACAAATATAATGATGCTAATTTATCTATAACGCAGATTTTTAGAGTAATTAATGATAATAATATAACTTTGAAACTCGCAAGAATAAGACACGAACCAGTAAAATGATTTGGTAAGATATAAATATTAATTCAAAAATAAAAGAGTTTTATGATGAAATGAAAAAATACAAAATAGAGGATATTATTTGTATTGATGAAACAAGCATAAAATCATTACAAAAACAAAATCGTTGTTATAGTAATAAAGGTAAGCGTTGTGTAATAAAAACACAATCACAAGAAGTATTCAAAAAATATACTGGTGTATTTGCGATTTCTGTAAATGGTGTTGTAAATTGGGATTTATATGAAAAAGGTGGTATAAATACAGATAGATTAATTGATTTTTTAGAGCATAATATAACAAGTAAATTACGAAATAAATTAATTATTTTGGATAATGCTTCCTCACATAGAAACGAAAGAATAAAGGCATTAGTAAATAAACATAATAATTTACTTTATGCTGTTCCGTATCAACATTTTACTAATTCTATTGAAAATTATTTTAGTATGTTAAAATCACGATTACAAAAATTAGATGGGTTAAAGTATGAAAACCTAAAAGAAAAATATCCAAAAAGTAATAAGTGAAATACCTAAAGAAAAATATAAAAATATATTTAAGGGTGCTTGAAAAACCAGAAAAATATGTTCCCAAGAATAAAACAAGAAAAATAAAAAAGAATTATAAATTATTTTTATATAGTTTAGGACTAACTAAAAATCTGCGTTTGAAATGTAAAAAGGTGTAAAACAGTATTGACATTCTAAACTTTGAACACCTTCACACATTTGAGAATGAGATATGTATCCTTTTTTAGACTTAAAGAGCTTATCACATTTATCACACTTCCATTCCATTTTTGTTATATTAACACATTTAATATTTATGTGTAATACATAATAAAACTATTTATTTTTGTAAAATAATTTTATAGGTAAACTTTTGGATAAAACTTCTTATAACAATTTTTGAGTCTCTCTCTCCCTGGAAAAAATGTAACCCTATTTTTACTACAACTTTTATCAAAGTACTATTATTGAAATGGTGTATAAAATATAGTGGAAAAAATGTAACCCTAAAATGGAAAAAATGTAACCCTATTTTGTGGTAAGGGGTTTTTAAAGCTCTCTTATTGAAAATGATAAGAAAATGAAAAATGGAAAAAATGTAACCCTAAAATGG